GGGCGTGCCATCGGCAAGGTAGAGAACGATGATCGCGCAGATTGGTCAGAAGCGTGGGCACTCTTCCCTGGTGCCGTCGCGTATGTGTGGTGTGCGAGCCTTCATAACCACGAAGTTGCACAAAGCCTATTGACATCAGGCTTCTCATTGAGAAGCCAGATTATCTGGGCCAAAAGCACCTTTGCGATTAGCCGATCTGACTATCACTGGCAGCATGAGCCGTGCTGGTATGCGGTTAAAAACGGAAGTACCGGTCACTGGGCTGGCGATAGAAAGCAGACAACGCTCTGGCAGATTCCAAAACCGCAAAAGTCCGAAACCGGTCACAGCACCCAAAAGCCAGTGGAGTGCATGAAGCGCCCGATCGAAAACAACTCGTCGCCCGGCCAAGCCGTTTATGAGCCATTCTCTGGTAGCGGAACAACGATTATCGCGGCAGAAACTACAGGGCGTTGCTGCTACGCGATGGAGTTGAATCCGGCCTACGTCGACGTGGCGCTCCAGCGCTGGGCCGATTTCACGGGTAAAGATCCGGTACACGAGAACGGGCGCAAGTGGAGCGAATTGAAAGCCGCGAAGCCCGGCGCTAAACCCAAGGAATCCGAACCGAAGAAGCCCGCGCAAAAGCTCAAGAAGAACTTGAAGAAAGCCGCATAGCATGGGTGCGCGAGGACCGGCCCCGAAGCCGACAGCGATTAAAAAGCTGATGGGCAACCCCGGAAAACGGAAATTGAACGATGCGGAGCCGCAGCCGATACCGGGCGTGCCGACCTGCCCGGATCATCTAGATGAAACAGCCAAGCGGGAATGGAACCGGCTGATTCCCATCCTGCAGGGCATGCGGGTACTGACGGAGGCTGACTACATCGCACTCGGCAATCTGTGCCAAGCGTATTCGATCATGATCGCCGCACAGCGGCAAATGAACAAGACGGGCATTCTCTATAAAACGCAGTCCGGATACATTCAGCAAAGCCCGCTGCTGAATATTATCTCGGCGCAAAGCACGATCGTGCACAAACTGCTGACGGAATTCGGCTTGACGCCGGCCAGCAGAACACGGATCGCGGTGACTGCGCCAAAACCTGATGAAGAGCAAGACGAACTCGCAGCACTCGCTGCGGAAATCCGCAGCGAAGCCCGTCCGAACTGAGACGACGGCGCCCGCTTTCTCGTACGTCGCGACGGCCAACGAATATGCGCGGGAAGTCGTTGCGGGCCGGATCGTCGCCTGTAAGTGGATCAAACTAGCGTGTCAGAGGCATCTCGATGATCTCGCCCGGGCGAAACGCGGCTGGGCGTACCGATTCGATGAGACCAAGGCCAACCGTGTCTGCCGCTTCATTGAGCAACTTCCGCACACGAAAGGCGATTGGGCAGCCAAGCGTGAATCTATTCGCCTGCAGCCCTGGCAGTGCTTCGCGCTCACTAGTATCTTCGGTTGGGTGCAGGTTCGGGATGGCTATCGGCGATTTCGCATTGCAATCATCGTCGTCTCCCGAAAGAACGGCAAGAGCATACTTGCTGGCGGCATCGGCAACTACATGTTCATGGCCGACAACGAGTTCGGTGCTGAAGTATATTCGGGTGCCACATCGGAAAAACAAGCCTGGGAGGTCTTTCGGCCAGCCAAGCAGATGATCGAGCGCACGCCGCGGCTCAAGGAATTGTTCGGCGTGCATGTCGGCGCAAAAAATATGGCGATCCTGGCCAACGGATCGCGGTTCGAACCGGTCATCGGAAAACCGGGCGACGGCGCATCCCCTTCCTGCGCGATTGTTGACGAATACCATGAGCATGATTCGGATGAGCTCTTTGACACCATGCGAACCGGCATGGGCGCGCGGAAGCAGCCGCTCATGCTGGTTATCACGACAGCCGGATCGAATATCGCTGGACCGTGCCGGGCACTTCAAGGCGATGTGGAGAAGGTACTGGAGAGGTCGATCGAACGTGAAGAGCTATTCGGGCTCATTTACACGATAGATCCCGAGGACAACTGGACCTCCGAAGAATCGCTTCGCAAAGCGAATCCAAACTACGATGTTTCGGTCTTTGGCGACTTTCTGAAGACGGAACAAGCGAATGCGATCCGCGATAGCCGAAAACAGAACGTATTCAAAACAAAACATCTAGACGTATGGTGTGGTGCGTCCGTCGCATGGATGAACATGCAGAAATGGAATGCGCTCGCCGATGCGTCGCTCGATCCGGCTGAATTTCGCGGACTGCCCTGCTACATTGCGGTGGATTTGGCGAGTAAGATTGACATCGCGGCGCGGGTAAAGGTGTTTCGTAAGCGGATAGGCAACGAGGATCACTTCTACGCATTTACGGAATGCTATTTGCCAGAAGAGCGAGCCAATGAACCCGAGCTGCAGCACTATCAGAAGTGGGCGCACGACGGGCATCTAAAGACGACTCCTGGAGATGTCATTGACTACGACACGATTGAGGATGACACCATAGCGGAATGCAAGGCGTACAAGGCATCCGAACTGGCGTTCGATCCTTGGAACGCTGAGCAATTCGCCCAACACATCGCGGCAAAAACACGCACAACAGTGGTAGAAGTAGATCCCAAGCGTCGGCGTAGCGTTAGCGATGCCATGAAGAATACGGAAGCAATGGTGGTCGCTGGCCGGCTGCATCACGATGGGCATCCAGTCCTAACGTGGTGCATGTCCAATGTGGTGGCAGACCAGGACAAATTTGAGTCCATCATTCCAGACAAGGAAAGAGCCGAAAACAAGATCGATGCTGCGGTCGCGCTCATCATGGCCATGAGCCGCGCGCTCGTCGGGAATGCTAAGGGATCCTCGATTTATTCCACCCGCGGACTGCTAATGGTATGAAGCCAACCGGCATGATCCTATCTGCTACCAAGATCCGTCCTGGCGAGACGTATCTACTCACAACAGAAGCGCACTTATCAGCAGAAGAGTGCTGCGCGATGAGAGACGCATTAAAGAACGCCGCTCCGGATGTCAAATTTGTACTGATTCCCGGAACAAAACTGGAAGTAAAGCCGCAATCTATCCTGCGCCAGATTGCAAGCAAATTGACGGTTCGGCGCATTCGGAATTAATGAAAATCACTTACGAATGGCCGGATGGCCAAGATCCGCGTCGAGATGTGCCGATAGGCCGTGCGCTAACTCCAGAGGAAACACTCAAGCATCTCCGCATTCAACAGCATGTTGTCGAAGAACTTGAATTTCGCCTCACGTTAGAGAAAGCAGGCGTCACGTCATGGCGCAGGTCTCTGCGGCACGCTGTCGAACATCAGGCAGACATAGTGCGGCAGATCAACGACGAATTATCTGTCTCTGAAACAAGCGAATAGCAATCAGGCCGTGAGAATCGACTTGCAGGATCTGCTTTTGATAAGCGGAATCGCGAGCGTGTGCGCTGGTGTTGGCTTTATCTATTGGCCCGCGAGCCTGATACTTTTCGGATCCATCTGTCTCGCCTCGGTCATTCTCATCGAGCGCAGTAAGCCTGATGAGAAGGCCCTTCCCGAATCCAATAAAGCCATTGAAGAAGTAAAGATCAAGCGATAACGCGAGACAGCACCACATGGGAATACTAGCGAAGTCTTTGGGAATCAATGCGTTATCCCTAGAAGATCCGACCCAGCCACTCCTGCCGCCCAGCGCACTTTTTGAGAGCCTGGGGCTGGGTCGCTCTGACGCCGGTGTTCTTGTCAATGAGCGCCAAGCGTTTCGCCTTAGTCCCGTTTTCGCCTGCTTCAAGATCATCTCCGAAGATCTCTCCAAGATTCCGCTGTCGGTCTATCAGCAATTACCGGACTTCAGCGTTCGGCTCGCGCCTGAACATCGCGTTCACAAGCTGATTCACGATGAACCGAACGATGTGATGACGGCGGCGGTATTCCGGGCCTCGCTCATTACATCGGCGCTGGCCTTCGGAAACGCCTTCGCCTTTATCGAACGAGACCGCGCAGCGCGCGTGGTGAGCCTGCATCTCATGCCGTCAGATAGGACATCGGCGGTCTTTATCAACGGGAAGTTCGGATTTGCGACAACAGCCACACAGAACGGGCAGGCGAAATGGATCGAAGCGGACAACGTCATTCACCTGATCGGGCTGAGTATGGACGGTGTTACGGGATACTCACCTGTCACGACTTGCAAGAATGCGATCGGCATCGGCTTGGCGGCAGAGAAGTTTGCCGCGCAGTTTTTTGGTAACGGCGCACGCGCAACCGGCGTATTGACGCACCCTGAACACCTAGATGCCGAGGCCTACGAAAACCTGAAGAAATCCGTGCGCGAGTGGGCGACGGGCGAAAACGCGCTGCGCCCGATCATTCTCGAAGAAGGGCTGAAGTGGGATCAGATCACGATTAACCCGAACGATGGGCAGGTCGTGGAAACGCGAAAGTTTCAGGTGGAAGAAGTCGCGCGCCTGTACCGGGTGCCGCTCCACAAGCTCGGCGAGCTTTCACGATCGACGAACAATAACATCGAGCATCAGGGTATCGAGCACAATCAGGACGCTCTGCAGCCGTGGGCGGTGAAGCTCGAACAGGAAATCAACCGCAAACTTCTGGGCGGCTCCTACTTCTGTGAGCACGACTTCTCGGAATTGGAGCGCGGCGACTCGGCCTCGGTAGCGACCGGCCTCCTTAACTTGCGCAATGGCGGCTTCATCTCGACTAATGATGGCCTGCGCAAGTTGCGCATGAATCCGATTTCGGAAGACGAAGGCGGCAATATCCGCATCATCCAGGGCGCGAACGTGCCACTGTCTTCGCTGGTCAACTGGAACGGAGCGACATCCGCATTCGATCAAAAAAGCGGCAAGAAAGCCGATGACGAGCAGGAAGCGGATGCGGAGCGCGGCGACCTGATTCCAGACAAAAACGCCGAATTCCGAAAGCAGATATTCGCTTCCTATCGGCGACTGTTCCGGGATGTGATCGGGCGGGCCATTAACCGTCAGCAACCCATCGCCGATTACGTCAGGAAAGCCATTCACCCGGTGCTGGCCTCCATGTTAGAAGCAATTAACGTCGTGAAATACGGATCAACATCCGTCAGTGAATCGGACGAGCAAAGGATCAGCAGCGTGGCCGATCAGATTGCCGGGTCTTCTGGCGAGTGGACCCAGCAGAACGCCTCCGATATGGCGGCGCAGATCATGCGCGACAGCTACGCCGCGTTGAGCGCGTAAGTACCAAACATTCAAGCAAAAGGATTCCTATGTCTTCTCTGAAAGGCCGTGCAGCCGGCGTGTCTGCTGCGCTCATACCGCATTTTCGCGCTGCCGTCAAAGAGGACGACATTCTCGAAATGTGCGTCTACGAGGAGATCGGCGAGAACTTCTGGACGGGTGGCGGCGTTACGGCCGATTCCGTGAAGAAAGTCCTGGATGAAGCCGACGAGTATGACCGCATTGCGGTGCGGATCAATTCGCCTGGCGGCGATGCGTTCGAAGGAATTGCTATCCGCAGCCTGCTGCGCTCCCAGTCCAAGCCGGTGGATGTCTACATCGACGGCGTGGCGGCCTCGGCGGCCTCGATTATCGCGATGGCTGGCGACACAATCACGATGGCGACCGGCAGCATGATGATGATTCACAATGCCTGGTCGATGTGCGTGGGCAACGCGAGGGATATGCGGCAGATGGCGACCACATTGGATGCAGTTGACGGTTCGATCGCGCAGGTGTACGTGGACCGCACGAAAAAGCCGCTTGAAGACGTGAAAGCTCTGATGGACGCGGAATCGTGGATGAGTGCCGATGAATGCCTCGAAAAAGGGTTCGCTACGAATGTTTCCAAACACGAAGACAAGTCTGCGATGGCGCTCGGTAAGAAGTTTAAAAATCTGGTCGAGGCGAAACGGCCGAAGGACATTATGAAGGCGCTGAAAGACTTACAGACCCCACTGACGAACAAATCCAAGGGCGATAGTGGACCCAAAACGAAGCGAGTCGATGGCGAAGATCTGACATGGGACGATTTCGTGATCGCGCTGGACCACGACGATCCAGATACCTGGCATTTGCCGTGGCATTTCTCTTCCATCGAGAAAACAAAGGCGCATTTGCGCGATGCGCTGGCCCGGTTCAACCAAGTCGAAGGTCTGACCACGGAGCAGAAGCACGAAGCCTATACCAAGCTGGTACATCTTTGCAAAAAGTACGGCATTCATGTGTCGGAAAAAGACGGACAGCGTTTCGAAATCTGGTCCAAAACT